GCGCGTAAAAGGCCTGCCACTCGGTCAGTTCTGCACTGTCAACGTGGCCGGCATTGGTGTTGTCGTAATCGATGTTGATGGTGAACTGACCCGGATCGGTCAGACCCAGGCGGAACTCCTTGGCCAGGCTGTCCAGGTTGGTGACGTCGATCTCGGAGGCTGCGCCATCAAAGCCTGAGAAGTCCTTGATATTGGCAATGGCTGTGAAGGTGACCGGTGTGGCGGTGCCCGAGCCGGCCGTGATGGTTTTGGCGGTGGTGTCAACGTAGACTGCGAACGTGTTCGTGGTGATGTTGCGCACGGAAATCGTCAGGCCATTTAGCGTGGCCGCGTCGGCGCCGGTCAGAGCAGCCAGGGTGACGACGTCGCCATTGGCAAAGCCATGAGCCGAAGCCGTAAGGATCGTGGGGTTGCCAACCGCCACGGCAGTGATGGTCTTGGCAGAGCCGGTGCCGGTGGCAATTTGCAGGACGGAGCCCTGTGCGGGGATGGCGGTGCTGGTCATGGTGGGTTTCCTTTCAGTGGTTCAAACGAGGTGGTTAGAGATCAGTAATGCCAGAGCGATAAATCCAGAATGACCCGGTGCAAGAGCGCATCGAACTCGAACTGGTCCTGCTCCATCAGCAGTACATGGGTGAGGTCGGAGGCCCGCAGCGCGGCCTTGACGCTTTCAGCCAGCGTGAGCGCGCCCGCGTAGGTGGTATCGAAGCAATCGATTTGCACGCGGGTGTTCCCGATCGGCACACCATCGGCCAGGGTGTTCTCCGGCGCACTGGCCACGCGCAGGTAGACCAGGTAGGGGGCTTGCACGTCGTTGGGTGCGAGGTTGGGGAACACCCGTCCCCCGGCCACTCCCGAGAGGGCCGCGAACAACTGCTCCTGAATCATCTGCGCAGTTCCTGCACCGCTTGCTCAATGCGCTCGGACAATCTGTCCTTGATGGCGGTAACCGCCTGGTGCTTCTTGCTCTCAAAGGCTGGACGCAGAAACGGTCTGGCGGCCATCTTGACCGTACCAAATTCCACAAAGCGCCAGTACCAGGCGTCCTGGGACAGGGTTCCTTTTTTTCCCTGCTTGCGGTACTTCTTGCCATGGCGAACCGTGACAAAGAATGTCTGCCTCTCGTCGCTCGACAGTTCTGGGATCTGCTTCATGATGACCGAGCGCTTCAAGGTTCCTGGCGGCGGCTGGTTGGAGCCGAGGGACGCAATCGCCACCGGTGCCTTGAGCCTGGCCTCATCTCGGATCACGCTGGCGCCGGCATAGACCGCCGATCGCAGGCTGTTCCGGGCAACTCGCTTCGGCAATTCCTTGAGGGCGCGTGCCAATTGGTCCAGTCCCTGAACGTTGATGCGTGCGGGTTCGCAGGCGACATCGACCGTGTAGTCGCTTGAAGGCATGGTCTGCGTGTTGCTCGCCATATCCAGGTACTGGATCGCGAAGACGGACTGCACAGGACACTTGGGCAATAGAACGGCGTGCCCGGGTAGCGAGAAAACTAAGCCCGCGGGCACACCCATCAAGGATGGTCCAGGGAAACAGTCCAGGATCAGCTTCCAGCGCGCGGTCACGATCTGGCGCCCGGTGAGCGTCTCAGCCGCCTGGCGAGCAGCCGAGATCAGCGAGGTGATCAACAGATCGTCGTCGCTGAAATCCACCCGCAGATGGGCCTTGGCCTCGATGAGAGACACGGGCTCCTCTGCGGGTGGCGTGACTAGCTGAAGTGGCATGGACTGCGTCCTAGCGCTTAGACGATCTGGATGACTGCGGCCTGGTTGTAGGCGTCGGCCGTGGCGTAGCGCGGGTTCATGCCGAGCAGTTGCCCCGAGACTATGCTGGCCGCGACACCCACGGTGAGCGATACGCGCACGAACCCAAAGCCGTTGATGTTGTCGACGTCTTCAGGTCGCAGGTTGATGAACGCCTGCTTGTTGTCGCCTGTGGCTTTGACAATCTGGGTGATGGCTTTGCCGGTCACGTCCTTGACGCCTGTGCCCGAGTTGTCCTGGGCCTGCTGGATCTTGGCGTCCAGCGTGGCGGACGCACCCATGACGCCGGTTTGCACCACGGCCAGGAAGGAATGGAAGTTGGCCACATTGACCCAGCCGGAGGTGACGGAGCCGGCACCCTGGCTGACCGGATCGATGGTGGCGAGAATCGACAGCAGTTCGCTGCCCTTTGCATTGGGGAACATAGGAATCTCCTGATAGAAATGAGACGGAAAAAGGGAACGGGGCGCTCAGGCCCCGTCGGGTTGCGCCAGAAAGTTAGCGCGCGGCAAGCTGGATGTAGGGCGACAGCGAATTGCTGCCCTTAGCCGGCGCGATCGGGTTGACGATCTTGGACTGGCCATCCATGCGGAAGGTGGTGCGAAACGCCGTCAGATCCGCATCGAAGTACAGATGCATGGATGTCGCGGTCTGCATGCCACCGGACTTGGTGATGGTCTGGTAGTACGACAGGTCCACCAGCAGCACGTCACCCTGACTCGAGAACGTGTTGGCGTGCTGTGACACGAATACCGGGCGACCCAGGAGCGTGCCGTAGGGCGAGATCTGAATGCCGCCGACCGACAGCCCGGTGGGCAGATAAATCGGGTAGTTCCCCAGGCTCAGGGTGAAGAGCGCCGGCAAAACGTCGTTGTTGATGATCCACACCGCGTTGGTGAACGAGCCGGGCGGCAGGCGCGCGATCATCTTGGCCAAGTTTTGCGGGACCAGCGTTTGCGTGGCCTGACCCGACTCCTTGGCCACCGTGACGATGGCGCCGGCGTTCATGCATCCGACGGGGATTCCGTTGCCGGCGCCGAACAGGATGGACTCGTTCGCCTTCCAGCGAATGGACAGAGCAACCTTCTGCGGCAGGTAGCTGGTCAGCGCGTTGGCATCGTCCAGTAACTCATCCGTGGTGGGGACCAGCGCCATGAGCTTCTTCAAGCGCAGTGTGGCCAGGCCGAGCACCGGCTTGGTGGCGATGGCAGATGCCGCCTCACCCTGCCAGTAGGCACGGATGCCGTTGGTGCCCCAGGGCGTGGTCTCGTCCTTGGGGAAAGCCATGCTGTTGCCGCTGATCTCGACGTTGTCTGTGAGCGGCAGGAGCGAATCCTCCCCCAGAGACAACTTGAAGATCTCTTGCGAGAACTGGGGTGGAACCAGAAAGCCGCCGTCCTGCCCTGCGGCTTCATTGCTGAAGTTGGTTGGTGCTGCGGCACTGATCCCGCCCAGGAGCAGTCGGGCATCGATCGACTTTCCGGGCTTGTCGGCCTGGTAGACGGCTTGCATGAATTCGCCCAGGCATCCGAAGCCGCGTTTGGGATCCGCCTCGCGGTTGTCGGTGACGATCGGACCCATGACGCTCGTGACGCTGATGCGCGCCTCATCGGCGATCAATGCCGCTTCACGGTCGATGGCCGCAGACGCGGCATCTATGCGAGTGCGCAGGGCATCAAAGGCAGTCACTTCCTCGTCGGTCATGTCGCGGCCATCTGCGGCGACGCGGTCGGTCAAGGCTCGCGCCTCTTTGACCAGAGTGGATTTACGAGATTGAAACTCGCGTAGTTGCTTACTCATTTTGGTTCTCCAATGAAAAAACCCGCCGTATGCGACTTGCAAGGGCGGGTTAGATGGACGTAAAAAAACCACCCGAGGGTGGCTGGTTGGGGTACGACCGACGGGTCGTGTCAGCGATTGGCGCGGCTCGACGGAGCTGCACCGAAAATTGATTGAGTTCTTCTCTCTGTTTGCCTTTTCCCTAGGACGGGTTAAGACACATATCCGGTGTTCCAGTTCAACGCCGTGCAGAAGCAGTTCGTGGCGACTTGCAAGGTGCCAAAAGCTGACTCCTAATGGTTAAGTAACTCTGGTCAGTTTTGCCTTCCCACGCGGGATCGAAATGTGTACAACTGCGTGGCCACCTTCCAATTCTTCCGTGGTGACAAACGCTGGGGTATGTGTACCCAATGCCAATGAAGAATCGGGGCTCATCAGCCTTCGCGCTCCTTCCATGTGCTCCAGATTGATCTCCGTATCCTGCAAAAACGTGAGCGAATCGACCGAAGAAAATTCCTGCGCCGCAAGATGGGCGAATGCTTCTACTGCGCAGGTGGCTATATCCGAATGGAACCTATTGCAGGCAGAAAGATGCGAGAGTGCTAGCCTGCGAGCGCCCCAAGCTCTGGCGGCATAAGCAAACGCCTCATAGGACACGTTGTAATAGAAGTTTCGGCTGGGCTTCCGGTTGTACAGTGACTCTCCAAAACGAGCGTAGCACTTCGCTGTTTCGCAGGCCGCCAAGATAATCCCTTTGAGCAAGCTATTAGGATTGCGCGAGTGGACTGCAATCAAAGTGACATTTGGGTTGTCAAAGCGATTCCAGTCAGCCAAACGGCGGATTTCTAATGCTGAAACAGCTAAGTCATCAGCCAAAAAGCTCAGATTAGACCCCAAAGGAGAAAATCCTTCCTCTGTCGATACCACATAGGCATCGATGCCTCCTGATGAGGCGAGCGACTTGATTTCGCCTTCGTAATGGAATACCCGAAAGCGATCAGCAGTCAACACGTGAGTTGACGCAATTGTGCTCATTGCTTAGTCGATGATTGATCGATTCCAAAGGCGCGCGATACCCAGTCCACCGCTGTCAATCTGTTGAGTGTGGAAACTTTGCTATGCAGTACCTCGCACCTTTTATCGTTGGACGGAAAGCGCCTTCCAACACGCACCAGTTCGTCGACATGAACGAAGAAAAGTGATTGCAACTCGTTTGCCCTGTTGTCCACCGTGGGGATGCAGAACCACTTTACAACGCCTTCAGCTACCAGAGAATCAGTCACCCCAATAAATGAGCCCATAGAGCCCACCGCTGTCGATTTCACCTGAACCGCCTCGGTCTGATTATTTCGTGTTACCAACAGGTCTACATGTCTGCTGTTCATGGTTACAGCGTTTGCATTCGTCACGGGGCGATGTCCCGCTCGTAGTTGAAGGTTGAAGTTGGTGGTTGAAGCCGTCAGGCCCTACAGAATATGGGTTCTGACTTCAACAACCGCAAAGCCAAG